TTACGGGTGAGTTTCGGCAGCGTCAGTGAGGAGACCAGACCGAGGTAGCTGTTCCCGTCATTAAACAGGTTCAGGTATTTCAATTTCTTAGGAAGTGCCATGAGTTTTTGTCTCCTTAGCTGTTTACGGACGCGGCAAAGTTCACCAGGTAAGAGTCGGTGATACGCTGGCGCAGGGTCAGATCTTCCAGTGGAGGAACCGGAGTGTAGTCGTAATCGATATACAACTTACCGGCCTTCAGAGTTTCAGCGGTGTTCGCGGTTTCGTCATACCAGCAGTCGCCGTCAATGATGTAACCCGCTGATTTCATTTCGCGCATTTTGGCTTTGATGCCGTCAATCATGTCGCGCACCAGTGTCGGGGTCATTGGTTTATCGACCGCCCACATGTGCGCTTCGGCCATGGTGTCGGCCAGAACCTGCGCTGTACGGGTGTAGTTTTCGAACAGGAACAGTGTGTCATCGCTGCAGGTCCGGTTGCCCCAGAAACGGAAACCGTCTTTGCGCACCAGTGTTGTCACACAGGCTTCGTTCAGCAGATCCGCGTCGGTACCCGTTGCCTGCAAATCCCAGAAGACACTGGCGGACAGGCCGGTAACACCGTTAACGCCGACGTTGGATAAGGTTTTATGCCAGCCAGTGTCCTGGTCAATTTTGGCGCGTAAACCCAGAGCGCGGGCGGTGGCATAAGCGATATCAGACTGGCTGGTGGTGGTATTCCAGTTAACAAAGTCTGGCCAGATCAGCATCAGCTCGCGCTGGCTGAAGTTGTCGCGGTATTTGATCGCATCAGAAATGGTTTTTGCACCATAAACGCTGACATAACCGAACGCACGCAGCTGCTGACAAACACCTGCCAGCGCGGTCGCGACAGCCTGGTTATCCAGACCAGGAACACCCAGAATACGAGGCTTCACGCCCAGCTCTGCCTGCGCAGAAAGCAGCGCTTTCATACCGGTGTAACGGCCATTGGCATCAGAACCGCCAATGATGTTGCTGGTGGTTGCGGCTTCATCTTCACCCGTGGCGACACGTACCACGACGGTGACCGGTTTACACTGGTCTGCAATTGCCAGAAGCGCGGCACGCAATGTTCCGCTGGTGCCCGCTTTACCGCTGGCCGCCAGAACGTCAGTGATCAGAACCGGGGTATTCAAAGGGAAAACAGTCGCATCCGCATCTTCTGCGGTACAAACCATGCCGATAATTGCTGTGGAAACGGTGGAAATAACGCGGGTGCCGTCGTTGATTTCGACAATACGCACGCCGTGATGATAATCAGCCATCAGGGTGACTCTCTCTGTTGTGGGTGGTGAAGCAAGGATGCCGGTTCGCAACAGAAAGCGCATTTGATCAGGGGCGTGGGGGCGGTGGCACAACAGAGGGGGAATAAAAAAGGAGATAAGTTATTTTATCTCCTTAAAAACATGACATTAATTGATATTTTTACTTTCAGAATCTGAAGGTAAGAAAAAGTTTAGGCTGCACGAACTATGTAATTGAACGCAATGCTGCGTGGACGGTTTTCATTAGCAGTTGGGACAACTCGGGATGCGTCAAAATAGAAATCGTCGTTGCGATTAACTTTAGTGGCAGTTGTAGGTTCATTTGCGTCTTTGGCACCAGAATCATAAAAAGCACCACTGAAACTGTCAAATGACACGCCTGTTGTACCACTAACCATACCTGTAATATTTCGTATCGCATCACCTTGATTGCTCAATATTGTTCGTCCCGCATCAACTCCCCTTCCATCGTCCCAGCCACGAATAAATTCGCCTCGTAAATCAGGCAACAAGCCCAGTGGGTAAACAGCGGCTAGTTTTGGATACTTTGCCTTATCAAATGCCGCGCCATTACATTTTAACCAACCGGCTGGCGGTGTTGCTGTCGGCCAGGGAAGGGGAATACCAACGGGTATTTCATATTGTGGATGAGGCGAAGCTGCCGCCAGGTGAGCAGCCATAAGACTGTCTGCATAGGCCTTAACCTCAATGACTTTATCATCGACATATTTGCGTGTTGCCAGTACCACAGACGGATCAATTTTCAGCGTGACCGCGTCCGTGCTGTTTACCACTAAAATCATACGAACCGTCTGCGTCCGGCCACTGCCTTCCTGTAACTGGGGTTTATAGGTTTCAGGGCAGTTGGCGATAGCAATCAGCGTATTGTCCTGATCAAATAAGCCAATTTCTCGGATCCAGAATCCGCCCTGATCCTCAGGGATAATTTGTTCGGCGATAATCTGATTAGTATTTGCCGGATCAACACTCAGTGAATTGAGCGCCGCCCGGCGTTTTTCGCCAATTAATTGCGTTTGAGCAGGGTCCGGTGTTGGCAGGGTACCGCCGCCATCACCGACCGCCATTTGGGTCAGGCTGAGTTGCGTACCCAGCGCCGTCGCATTGGCCAGTTTCGCTGCGCCCAGATTGGTCAGCAGGGCATAATATTTAGCTGTCATAATTCACTCTCAGGTTGTCGATTAAATGGATTGCTGAACCGGTAAACGCGGATCCGGATGCTGTAATGGTTTCGGGGAAATACGGATAAACCGTCAGTTCTTCTCCGTCGTAAGTCGCTGCTGCTATATAAAAATTACCCGTGACATCCAGATTGATGGAGAGACCGTTCAGATGGCGGCTGCAGGGTTTGGCATCGGTGATCAGACGTTCGAGTTCCTGATACATTTCTTCCGTGATGCCCGTTTCAAGCACGCCGACATCGAGGCGAAAAGTGCCCGGAATATCGTTGGTCTGCCACCATTCGGTGACGCGAATTAAATATCCCAGCGGTTCAACGACCCGCCGCAAAGCCCCGATAGTTCCTTTATGTTTATGAACGAACCAGGCCGCGCTAACTGCAGAGCGTTTCGCCGGTTCGGTCCAGTTTTCATCCCAGCGATCGACCGAAAATGACCAGGCAAGATAAGGCAGCAGCTCCAGCGGACAGGTATCAGGATCCCAGAGTTCACGCAGAGGAACGCTGAGATTACCGATGTGCGATAGCGCCTGTGCGGCCGCAACTTCAAGCTGAGTGGAACCCGAGGGTAACAGACGATCACTCATCCGAGCCTCCCACTGTCAGTGAGTAACCGGTACAGAGTGACGCCTGAGTTTTATCAAGCACGATATCCGCCAGCGGTGACGACAGCTCTACCCGCTGAACGCCTTCAACATGCAGAGCGGCATAGATTGCAGAAAGCCGGATATCACGGCCTAGCCGACTTTGCGTATTGATATACGTTTTTAACTGCGCTTCAGAGGCCGCGCGAACAGGCTCAATTTCAGGTGTGGGCAAGACATACAGCACGGCATCAATCTGATAAGGCACAATCTCGGCCGCCTGCACAGTGACGCGATCGGCAACAGGCCTGACATCTTCATCGTTCAGGGCTTTTTCAACGGCAATGAGCAAGTCATCAGAGGCAACGCCATCGTTGTCTCGTGACAAAATAGTGACGGTCACTTCAGCGGGAGACGGGCTGATAGCCGATGCATCCGCAATGCGTCCGTCTGCCGAACGAGCATGATATTCGTAAGCTCCGGTCGGGCCCGCCACGCTCAACCCTTCGAACGCCTGAGGAATACGCACGCGTAAATCGCTATCGGCTTCCAGAATGGCAGCCGTTGGCGGGATGGTGGTGTTATCCGCTGGCTGTAAAACCAGGCGCTGAACATTAAAATTCGCCGCCAGCTGATCCAGATCGCTTCCCGTCGCATACGCCACCATCACGGCGCGGGCGGATTCGTTAACTCGCTGGCGCAGGATCAGTTCGCGGTAAGCGTTCTCCTGCAACAGCTTGACCAGCGGTTCGGATTCCAGCGTCAGCGTGCGGCTGATGGCCTCCTGCTGATCGGCGGGATAGAGCGAAATCAGCGTCGTTTTACGTTCTTCAAGCAGGCTTTCATAATCCAGTTCTTCGACCACATCAGGGGGCGGTAACTGGCTCAAATCGATCGTTGCCATAAGTGTCAGCTCACAGGAATATTCAGGGAAAAATCCGTTGCCGTGTCGTTACGGCTTCCGGTCAGTTCCACCACCATCTTGCCGGTGTAATCGGTCTCGAAAGTGATGGCATTCAGTGAAATGCGGGGTTCCCACTGCAACAATGCGGTGTAGCAAATTGCCATCATCTGCAGTTGCAGTGCGCCGTTTTGCGGCTGGTCGATCAGCTCAGAAAGTAACGAACCGTAATTGCGGCGCATCACTCTGGAACCGACCGGTGTATTCAAAATGTCGCTCACGGACTGGCGGATATGGTCGAGATCTTCGATAGCCATACCGCTGTTTCTGTTCATCCCCAGGTACTTGGGATTGCTCATTGCGGGCCTCCTGTCTGACCGCCGCCGGTCTGAACACCGCTGTGGCGGTGAGTGTGCACAACGATGCCGTTGGATGTCAGGCTGCCGCCGCTGTGGGTTAAGTTGCCGGTCAGCGTGCCGCCTTGTTTCACCTCGAGAGATCCGGTAGTCAGTTTGCTGGTGCAAACTACTTCCGGCGTGTCGAGCGTGATGCGGGTGCTGGCGGTACAGCGGATTTCGGGTGCGGTCACCTCAACCTTTTGCGCTGCGTTAATCACGGCTGTTTTAATTCCCGTCACTTTCAGAGCGCTTTGTGCCGGTTCGTATTCAAAAACTGCGCCGTCCGGGAAGGCCAGATGAAAGGCGTCCGGCGAGGCAGATGGGGCGGGCGAAGCATCAGAGAATACTGCCGGTAACACGAATGCCGTATTAAGCTCGCCGCCCATCGAGAGCAGCAAAACCTGTTCACCGACGGAGGGCGCCCACCAGCTGCGCGTACGTCCGGCGCGATGCGTCATCCACGGCAGCCAGGCTGTCACGTTGCTGCCCGTTTTGACGCGGCAGCGGGCGTTGGCAAGATCCAGTTCGGAGACTTTGCCGATGCGTACCAGATTGCCAATCAGCCGCATTATGTCGTTGAGTTGAAGAGTCGTGTTCATGGGATAAAGGATGCCGTTTCAGAGGGTTGAGCGACAACCGGTGACCGTTCGCCAGCGGCTGACACAACAAGGTTTATCGGATTACACCGTCCAGCTGCTGATCAGTTCGCCGTTGAGATAAACCTGACGCGGCAGCGCCACATTTTCTGGCAGTGGCGGTTCCGGGAGATGAGTGATGGTGCGCACCTCATCCTTGTCACTTACCTGGACGCGCTCTGTCAGTTGCAGCACCAGAACGAGGCTTCGTTCCTGCTGAGTGAAGGTAAAATCATTTAGCCGATGCAAGGCGTTGCCGAGAATTTCAGGCTGATTAACCTGCAGCCAGTCGAGAACGGTGACTACGGCCAGATCGACCAGCGTTTCGCTGAGCGCGTCGTCAGTGATCTTCACTGTCAGCGGATAGCGGTACTCAAAAGAAAGCGAAGGTGCAGATGTGGCCACCACATTGCCCGGCCCGGTGGCAATCACCAGTTTTTCAGGCGTAGCCGCAAGCAGAGGGATCTGTTCAATCAGCCGTTGTTGCAATTGAATCGGTTTTTGCATGTTGTGCCTCCTGACACTTTTTGATGGCTTCAATTTGTAAGCCGCAATCCATCAGCGCGGACTCCAGCTGAAGAATGTCGGTACTCAGATCTTCATTGGTGGCCGGTTTGCTGGCCGGAATAGGGCATGAGCTGACCGCCGGACAGCCAACGTAAATAATCGCTGGCGGAGCTGAAGGCGGGACGCTGGTGCAACCGGCTGATATCAGCAGGCAGACTGCTGTCAGCCCACTGACGGGTTTGCGGATCATCATGGAGGCTCCTCTGCCTTTGTTGCTCACGGCTTTGCATCACTTGCCGGGCGGTGTTCAGGTCTTCGCGTAACGCCAGTTCAGCTTGCTCGCGCTGGCGCATTTGCTGGTTCAGTGTGGCGATCAACTGCTCGCGTTGTTGTAACTGTGTAATCAGGGCATCGCGTTGCTGACTGGCATTGTTGAGGTCGTGCTGTAATGAGCGATTGGAAAGCAACAGGATGGCGACCAGTAAAACCATCCCCGCCAGAAGTGCTGTTAACAGACGCATTCAGACTCCTTTCAGGCAGAGAGTACGTTCGGCATTTCGCCTGCGTTCCAGACCCCGGTTGCGTTCNCCATTAACGAAAACCCANCGTGGCAACTGGTCGCAGGCTTGTTGCCACTGCTGNTGGTTGATGAAAAACGCCAGTGTTGATTTACAGGCGGCACCGGTGCCGACGTTAAAACTGAAGGACACCACGGCATCAAAAACCGGTTGCGGCATGATCACCGGCATACATTTTTTTACGGCGCGCTCTGTCTGCTGAATATCCCCCAGCAGNTTTTCAGCGGCCTGATGTTCGGTGACTTCCTGTGCCGGTTTAACGCCGGCCGTATGACCGATGCCGCTGGTCCATACGCNAGCGNTGCATTGATAGGGTTGCAGCTGACAGCCTTCAAAATCGGTNATCAACCGCAGACCCTCTTCTGACACCTGCAAAGAGCTGTAGCCTGGCAGTGCTGCCATCAGCCCCAGGACCACGGCGGCACTACAGCGTTTAAGAGTTGAGGTTTTCATAGTCGTCTTTGCTCAGGCCTTTACGTGCCAGCAACTGATAGCTTTTGCGCCGGTAGTACCAGTTGATCAAAAACGTGCCGACGCCAACTGCTGAGCCGACCAGAAAGGCGACGTCCTGCGATGTCAGACTGGCGAGCCAGGTCAGCGAAGTGGCGATGAAATAGGCGCAGCCTGAACTGATGCGCTCCGTATTCAGTCCCATAATTTGATCGTTTCCTGAACCGGTTGTTCTGCAATGTCGGGCATAAAGACGGCTGTGCCGTGAGGTAATAACGGGCCTAAATCCGCGATGCCAATATTGGCGGCATACACTTTTTCGACGACGAGTGCCGTGCGGTTGTAATAGCGCCAGCAAAGAGAATCGAGGGTATCGCCCTGTTCTGCATAGACTTTCATGAACTTTCTCCACAAGTGAGTGAAATCGTCAGGAGGTGAGTTCAGTCTGCGCAATAGCACGCCGGGCGGCAATCTGAGTGGGATGTGAAACGGCTGGCACAACAGGTAAGCAGACAGCGAAGAGAGGGAAAGGGCGGGGCGCTTAGTCCGGAGGGAAACCGGTCGGGCAAGCGCCAGTAATGTTGGCTACTACCGCCGCAGGATCTGGCAATCAGTGGGTGTCGTCAGTGCTCCCGTTGCAATACACAACGTCCTGGTTCTCGTCAGTCAGCGCCTGGCTGGCCAGCTCTGAGATCAGTGACATCACGACCAGGAATTCTTTTGGATTGCATTGCGCCGTCTGCGAAATGTCTGCGATCAATTGTATCCTGGACAACGTTAACTGTTGTTTAGTCAGGTTTTCCATTTTCTCCCCTCGCCAGATACTGTGTTTATATACAGTATTCTTTAATTGATCTGATACGTCAACAGCCAGAGTATTTTAAAATTTATAATCCATTGAATTTATGTATGAATTTTTATTGGCGCGGTTTTTGTATCAATGACTGACTTTGTCAGGCGGGAGGCGATCCACAGTTATTGACAGAACTCCAAGGTATACGAATCTTCGATATTTCCGTATAAGAAGGCCGGTGACGGACAGTCCGCCACTGTGCAGTGTGTGTCAGAAAAATATGAGAGATGCCCAGATGAGGGGCATAAATGCCGATGACTTTATTGCGGGGCTCGTCGTAGGCATTTTTCTCCTCGCTGAGTTGACGGGCAACGCGAACCGTTTGCGCCTTGCGGGGAATGTGAATACCACCCTGTGCCTGAATATAACGGGCGAAATCACCTTCATCGGCAGCGCTGCGCACGTTTTCAACCCGTGCGTCAAAACGGCTGGTCAGATTCTGGTAGCGGATCCGCCTGCATTCTCGCCAGGCGCCGACCGAGGGAATACCGATGGCGTGGAATTGTGGGATCCGCCACGTCGAGGCCCAGGAGGTGACCGCAGTGGCGATATCTGTCAGCAAGCGTCCAGAGTCAAAATCGGTTTCGCCATCGAGCGCGTATCCATCGATATTCTTGGCGACGTATTTCGCGATATATCCGGCTGCGCCACCCCGGTTTAGCGGCTTGCAATTGAAACGTGACTCAGCGGCACCCGGTTCATCCGAATCTTCTTCAAGAGCATAACGGCGCATAACCTCTGTCACTTTTTGCTGCTGATCCTGCGGTGTGAACAACATCATGTGCCAGTGCGGCGTGCCGTCATGATGCGGTTCGACGACGCGCACGCCGTAAACTTTCAGGTTCCGGTCTTTAAAAGTGGTACGGATTTTTGCCCAGACAGCCACCAGATAACGCTGCGCATCTTTGGGGGTAAACGCGTGCTGCTCCCATTTCTTATTAAAGATTGGAGCAGTACGGGTTCCGGTGGTTTTCAGCGGATGATATTTTGACGGCGTGGTCAGCGTAATAAACAGCCCACAGTCGCGCTGCCGGTCAGCGACATCTTCGACGCCGGCGATCAGCGTCATCAGTTCCATACGACGAAGTTTGGGATTGGAAATGCTGGCCAATACGGTATCCAACAAACTCAGCGTTTCACCGGATTCAACATTTTCGAGCTGGCACTGTTTCAGGTAGTTGATGGCGGATAAGCGGCGTGAGACCACGTCACGGATGGCGTTTTTACTGGCATAAGGCGATGTTGCGCGGCTGACATAACCGCAGGCAATCATCAGGGACTCCCGCCACAAACGCTGTTTTGAACGCAGCTGTTTTTCCCACCATTCGCCGTTGACCAGACGTGAAATGCTGGCGACAGCCGAATGCGTTGTCATATGGCCTTTTTGCCATTTCTGCCAGTAAAGAGGTTGTACGCGGCAGGAACGTGCCATCGCGGCAACATGCCCGTAAATCTCCTGCTGGGTGCTGTCGCGCAACAAAATGCCGGGTTCGTCAGGACGGTTTTTCAGCCAGCATTCACAGTGATATTCATAGGCATCCTGCATTTGCACGGCAAGTTTGTTGGCCAGCCTTCTCAGACCGTCATCATTAA